GACCCTCACGAGCTAGCGGTAATTGAGCTTGAAGACCGTAGACGCAAGATGGAGGATGCTGACGCACAGAGAGATAGCATCAGGAAGATGGCCTGGTTCGCGCTTTTTGGACTCCTCCTCTATCCAAGCGGAATATTCATTTGTGACCTGTTTGGGCTTGAGAAAGCTGCTGATTTGATTGCTGATATCGCAGGGACTTATTTCATAGCGGTGTCTGCTCTGGTTGCTAGTTTCTTTGGGGCCAGTGCTTACCAGGCGCGGGGTGAGAAATGATCCAGATGTTACTAGGCTCAGCAATGGAGTTGGGTAAAGAGTTTCTCAAAGGGAAGGCTGAAGAGAAGAGGGCAATTCAGCAACGCAAAATCAACGCGATTCAGAATGATGCGGATTGGGAAAACAAGATGGCTGACGCCACCGCGAAGTCATGGAAGGATGAGTGGTTTGCTATTCTGATCTCTCTACCGCTGCTGGGCGTTGCGTATAGCGTAATAGTCAACGATCCCGCAGTAATCGAGAGAGTCAACCAGGGTTTCGCGGCACTGGATAATCTGCCAGACTGGTATCAGTATCTATTATTTTTGGTTGTAAGTGCCAGTTTCGGTATAAAATCGGCAGATAAGCTGATGAGCATGAGAAAGAAGTAATGGCTAGATCTCTGATGCGGAAGTTCCGTGAAGTAAAAAAGAAAGATGGTGTTCCTGTGAAGTATACTGCTGGTGCTGCTAACCCAGAAGCCAGAAGAGCAGAGATCAAGCGAACAGCGGAGAAGTATCGCAAGGGTACGCTCACCAAGGAAGAGATGGACCGCATCTCAAGACAAAGGAGTCGAGGATAATGGCTACTTATAAAGGAATGAGCTCACGATTCTCACGGTCCACCATGGAGAAAGTTTATAAACGTGGGCTCGGGGCGTACTACTCAGCGGGTTCCCGGCCTAAAGTTTCAGCACACCAGTGGGCTATGGGTCGATTACGGAGTTTTGTCACCGGGCGCGGTGGAGCGCGCCGCGCAGATAAAGATTTGCTGAACAAGTAATGAGGTATGCAGACATGGATGTAGACAAGCTGAAAGATCAGTTAATTCTACATGAGGGGCTAGAGCTTAAGAGCTACAAATGCAGCGCAGGGTACATTACGCTAGGCGTAGGAAGAAACGTCGAAGAGCTAGGCATTACCGAAGACGAAGCCAGGTATCTGCTGGACAACGACATCCTGAGAGTGAGTCGGGAGCTCGATGATAGTATCCCTTGGTGGCGTGATCTTTCTGAGGTTCGCCAAAGAATTTTTGTAGATATGTGTTTTAATCTCGGCATAAGTCGATTTCTCAAGTTTCAAAAAACTTTAGGTCACGCTAAGGCTGGGAATTTTGAAGACTGTGCTGACGAGATGCTCAACAGTAAATGGGCGTCAGACGTAGGTACGAGGGCCACACGGCTCTCTGAGGCGATGATCAACGATGAGTTGGAGGTTTAGATGCCAGAGAAGCTAGAGCGCAGCCTGATGGCTCAGGCGCGAAAGAAGGGGCTGAAGGGTAAAGAGCGGGACAGGTACGTCTACGGTACGTTGCAGAAGATCGCTGGACCCAAGGAGTCTGAGAAAGCTTCTAGAACAGGAAGCGTGAGGCGTGGCTAAAACTCCAGCCTGGCAACGCAAGGAAGGTAAGAACCCCAAGGGTGGTCTCAATGAGAAGGGGCGCAGATCCTATGAGAGAGAGAACCCAGGATCTAACCTAAGACGGCCAGTTTCTTCAGGAGACTCACCGCGCAGGGCAAGCTTTCTTGCGCGGATGGGTGCTGCTCGAGGGCCAGAAAAGAAAGATGGGAAGCCAACAAGGTTACTTCTTTCACTCCGGGCGTGGGGCGCGAGTAGTAAAGCAGATGCCAGAGCGAAAGCTAGGGCAATATCGAAACGAAACAAAGCAAAAGCGTGAGGTGAAATATGCCAGGTAAATATGGTTCGGGAATGAAGCCAAAAGGTTCTCAGATGTCAGCTATGAAAAAGGCTAGAGAGAAGAACAGGAAGAAGATGGGTGGTGCGAAGCCGCCGTCTGGAATGAAGTACTAATGGCAAAACTGACAGATCGGCAGAAGAAAACTCTAAAAAAGCATTCTGTTCATCACAGCGCAAAACACATGAGCATGATGAGAAAAGAAATGGAAGGCGGGAGCAGCTTTATGGCTGCTCACCGCAAGGCTCAAAAGTCGGTAGGCAAGTAGCTATCGCTTGAAACGATCCCAAGCGTTCTCTGTACCGAGCGGTCTCGGCGCAGAGGTCTTTTCTTTGTCGTTGATAAACACTTTTGTGTTTAAAGCAACAGGCCACTGTCTGGCCTCTCCCTGACCCTTCTCTTTTATTGTTACTTTCAAGTTTGCACCTACGCTGCGGAGCGTGTCCAGCGCTTCCTCGATCGCCTCCAACTGCGAAACTTGCATCGGTGCGTATTTGCCTGTTTGTTCATCGTAAGGGGTCTTGACTTCAAACCAAGCACTTACTTGATACTCTCTGCCTTTGGTCACGCCAACCTCTTTTTCTCTAAGTGGTTGCATTTTACTGTTACTGAAATGTGGGTATGCCATGATTTTCTCCTATGGAAATGGTATTTCTTCATCGTTAAATGGTGGAACTGGTGGTAGCGGATCAGGCTCTTTGCCATGTGTTTTGGCGATAGGCATCTCTTGCTCGGTCAGTTCCTTGTTTTTGTCATCCAAAGCATTTGTAACCATCAGCAGCAAAGCTTCATTCGAAGCCTTGAGTGTCTCAAGCTTTTTCTCATTCTTGGCGGTCCAAATATGTATCTGTCCGGCCTTAGTCATCGCATGAATTTCAGCGCAGGCGTCCTTTGCAAGCCGAGTGAGTTGCTCCGTGTTTTTCGGTTGAGGTGACTGATTTACGGGCTTCGCTTTTCCCTCATCTGAATGCGATACGCTTGGCTTCGGCGCATCATCATCTTGCTGAGCGATACCGAGGCAAGCGGCTAAGGCGTATCTCCTAGCGTATGTAATAACGGCTCCAGCTTGTTGGGCTGCTGACATACGACTGTTTGCTTCTTGAGGTAAGGACAGCATCGACTCGATGTATTCTCCCGACTCGTGCATTAATATTGTGGTAACTGAAATCCCTTGTGCGCTTGATCCAAGCATCTGACATACAGATAACTTGTTGTTTGTCAGTGGCTGTTTAACTGCGTTCAAGATATTAGCCAGATCAGCATATTTATAATTATGACCCTGACTATCTTTTGTTGGATTCTCAACCTCTGCCTGAAACTTACTTAATGCAGCGGCTAGTTTACCGATACTCTCTGATCTATTCGCATCACTTTGTGCTTCGTTCATTTTATACCCCATATTCTCTTTGCTTCTTCAATAACTCCAGGCGGCTCAGACCATGAGATGTGATCGAAGTCTGGAGCCTGGCTTAGTAATAATGACTCCTTGTCGCTATGCGCTTTTAGATTGTTCTCGATTGCTCTGTGATGAACTGACATCTTTTGACAACACTGCTCAAGAAACTCAGGTTGTAACTGTTCACAGTTATCTTGGTTAAAAATTGCATAGCCATCTTCGTTTGCGTACAGCAGCCAGACAGGTTTTCTACCGTTTATGTACCAGCCACCCGCCACCTGGAATACGTTGTTAATGGTAAACATTCCATCAAGAGTTTTAGGCAAGGACGCTTTCCGCTTTCCAGATTTAGAGCGAGAGTCTTGAGTAGGCCATTTGGTTTTAAGATCGCCAACGCCTACATAATCAGGACGGTTGATATGCGGTAGCTCGTTATCGAACAAACAGCCTTTCAGTTCGCTCTCGCCAACGATATCCTGCCCCGACATCACTTCTCTTAATCCCTCAACGCTGGACCGGATGGTGTCTGTAAGAACTTCGGCGCAAATCTCCCAATCTCTGGCGTCCTTGCCGCCATCCCAGGTGCGTATTGTATGAGTTTTGAATTTTTCTAAAGCCCATGCATAGATTTCTGCTGGATCTTTTTGATTTATCAGGATTTCATCGCAAGCCCACTGCACACAAGTTCCCGCAAACATCTTGCTGTTCGTGCTTTCATTGTGGTTGCCATCAAGTCGTTTGATTGTTTGCTCAGCGGTTTCTAATTCAAAATCATCCGCAGATGTTCTGACGGTATCCCAAGCCTGCTTGACCAAAGGCCTGACGTGGCATTTATCAAACAACTCTCTCGCTGGCTCGGCACTCTTACTATTTTTGTGATGATAGTAATGATGCCGAGCAGCCCAATCAGGTGTCATCATTTGTCTTACCTCTTTTTGCCATTTGTTCACTGATCCATTCATAGACCTCACTTTCAATCCAGCCAGCAGCATGTGTTGAAAGTTTAATGGGTGCTGGGAAACGATTGTCCTGAATCATGCGATACATCGTTGATGTTGATAAACTCGTGATCTGTAATACGTCTTTACACTTAAGAATTTTGATTTTATTTTTCATTATCTATATTCACTCCTTTTTCTTTTGCTTTAATGCGGAAATCGTCGAGCAAAGAAGCTCTCAGAAGACTATAAAAATTCAGAATGCCAGCTTCTTTTTTGCTGAATGATCTAATGTCTTGCTCATCTATTGGGAAAACTGGTAAGCCTTTCGCCCAGCACCAGTGCTCGTATGAGTCGATAAGATGCAAAATCGCAACGCTGATTTTTGGGTCTTCTGGTAAGTGATCACTGCCAATAAAGTGATAATAATATTTCATCATGGACGCAGTAGCAGACGCCTTCACACTAACAGGATTGATACCGTTCGCGATGCGTCTTTCATTGGCATCACGCTTCTCTCTGGCTTGACTGATAGTGATTGTTGGGTACCTACCTAAACCCATATCAGTTCTACGCTTATCCATCTGGAATCGGTGTACCCAGTACTTTGATCCGTCTTTTCTGACCTGCAAAAATAACCCGCCTCCGTCCATGTATTTGCCTGGCTTCAAATCTTTTCTTACAAATTCAGCTGTCAATTTAGATCTTTTCATTTTTATCGCCTGCTTCCCCAGAGTGGTCCACAGGTAACATCAACCATGATTGATGACGGAACTCCGTTGATTTTGCGTTTACCCCAGATTGGTATCGCTCTCAGGTCTGACGACTCGCATTCCTTTATAGCGTCAATCGTTTCTTGGCGAGACATCGCAAACACCTCAGACTGTAGAGTCAGTGACTGACCAGGCATCTGCTCAAGTACAGATACCTGTTCAACTGGTTTGATGGTTTGGTTGCTGCAACCGACAACAGATAAACACAACAAAATTAAAAGCTTTGTTTTCATTTGATTCCTCCCTCAATGTCAGCGATACGCTGACCTAACCAACGCATGACAGGAACTGCCATACTGTTTCCCATCGCCTTATAACGACGGCTATCCGGTGCGGTCTTACCGCGCCACGGAATATTTGTGTAGTCGTCTGGAAAACCTTGTAACCGTTCGACTTCAATTGGTGTCAACCGACGCACCATCATGTCAGTCGCCACGGTGTGCGTTGACCCCGACACATCCAAAGTATGAGTTCTGTTTTCTTGGATACCCCAGCCATTAGATTTGGTATGACTTGTTTTCACGCCACATGCAACAGCAGGAGGATTGTGGCCGTGGTACTCGTAAACGACCAAGTCTTTTGAGTCCTTATAGTCTCGCGCCATGCAAGTTGATCCTATGCCCTTGGTTCCGTATTCACCAATTCTTTGGAAATCAAAGACCTCAGTGCTTTGTCTAACGTTGCTGGCAGAGTCTTGCCCCTTCTCTTCGCTCTGCGGAAAATTCCTTCTGCCGCCTTCTGGCTCAAACAATATTTGTCGGATATGCTCTGACTGTCCTGAAGCACATCCAACAAGAAAGACTCTTCTGCGTCTTTGGGGGACTCCGAAGTATTGTGCGTCAAGCACACGCCATCCGAATACATACCCGAATTGAGCCATCGCCCCTGTGATGGAGCCAAAGTCCCGTCCGGCATTAGATGACAGACATCCGACAACGTTTTCCCAGATGAAGTATTTGGGGCGCAACTGCTTAACCATTCGGCAAAAAGTGAGCGCAAGATTGCCTCGATCATCGCTGAGTCCTTTTCTAAGTCCTGCAACGGAAAATGATTGGCAGGGTGTTCCTCCGCAAACAAGGTCAATTGCACCCCTTTCATAACTCCAATCCTCAAAATTTGTCATGTCGCCGTGGTTGGGGACGCTTGGATAATGTGTGCTGAGAACCTCCGATGGGAAGTCCTCAATCTCTGAAAAGAAAACTGGTTGCCAACCCAATGGCTCCCACGCCACGGAACAGGCTTCAACGCCTGAGCAGACTGTCGCGTACCTCAAAGGATCTGCCCCACTATGTTCTCCCCGCCTGAATTTCTTTGAGTCGAGCTACTGTTGCCCGATGGTTGCGAATCAGCAAGGCGTAAGTCGCCTCATCGAGCTCATTGAGTTGATGATAGAAGACGCTGTGTACACGGCTCCGAGCCCGATCAAACATTCTCTCAAGATTTAATCTCATTTTTTCCCCCTATGAGCGGCTTAAGCCGCCACCTCTTTGATCCAGTAAATGTATCCTTCTCCTGGAATGCGCTCTTGTTCTAAGACTGTGTGCGCGTCTTCCAGGCTTTCTAATGCTGACACCATCAAGAACTCTGGCTCTGTGCCGTCAGGCTTGAGGAAACGCTTCTGCATTTCTGCGCCCATGGTTGCTGTGTTCAATTTGCACCAGATTTGAAATTCAGTAGTTGTGTTCATGTCGTTTTCCTCTGTTTTGCATGAATCAGACTCGAGAATAATTGCTGTGACAGATGCTGTCAACACCCTCTGTGAAAATAATTGACTGTAGCTGTCAATCGCCTATACTTCGGACATGACTTTAAACGAATACAAGAATCAGAATGAGATGTCGTACGGACAACTCGCGGAGCTGCTTGGTGCATCCCATGCCGCTGTTGTCAGGCGTTGGTGTCTGCGCCCTGGACACCCTGACCGAATGATCCCGAGCCCCTTGTTTATGAAAAAGATTCACGATCTTACTCAAGGGTCTGTGCAGCCAAACGACTTTTATTCTTTTGATGAACAGTCGTAGCAAAGGCCGAAAATTCGAGCTTGAGGTTTGCAGCCTGATTAGAGAGCACTTAGGAGTCGAGGCCAAGCGTAACCTGATGCAAACAGCTGAGGGTGGTTTTGATGTACTTGGGCTGCCAGGTTGGGCGATCGAGTGCAAGCGCTATGCAGTAGCCAAGCCAGCTGATATCAAGCGATTCTGGCTGCAAGCGTGTGAACAAAGTGAACAAGGTGAACAACCTGTATTGATCCTGAGACAAGATAGAAAGCCGATACAAGTATTTATCAAGTGGCAGGGCGTAGGTTCAGATTGCTTTGAATTGGAAGATGTTCGAGGCCTTGCTGATATCAGTTTTGAGCTTTGGTGTTGTCTCGTTCGAGAACAGCTATAACCGTTCCGTAGTGTTCTTCGCCTGGTTCTAAGGCTCGGTAACCTTTTGGAACACTTGAAATAAACATTACAGATAAATCAAAGTGT